AACAATGAGTTGTTGAACAATAAACTGAAACTTTGATTTAATTCCATTCTGATAACACATTCATTAATAACTGCTGTAGGAAGTGTATTACCAAATGATGGTATAACTTCTGTGATAATTGCTCCAGTGGGAATATATCCATTTAATGTAACTGGACCTGAGCCGTTGCTGAAATTACCTTCACCGTTATTGTAACCATCACCGATAACACTTAATACAGTAGTCCAATAGAATAATGTATCACTGTCACTTGCAATACCATATACTAATCGATTGTTCTCATCAAAGTATGCGCCGTTAGGTGCAGTAACTTTAATTAAAGCACTCTTGGTAACATACTTCATATTATGTGTATTGTACGTACCAGTTGCAATGGGCGTGTTAGCTGAACCATCAATATTATAGAAGTAACCAGTAATACTGTTAGCATCTACTGTACTTGTGTTCCAATATACTGTGCCGTCTCCTGAAGCCGTGTCAATATCATATCTTGGATAGTTTTGTAGGTAATATTGTTTTGCTCTATTATCAGCTAATGCTAACGCTAAATTGTCTGTTAAGAATTTAATGATATCGCCGGTGTTAGTAATGGTCAATAACAAATTACCGTTATCACTATTTTGATATAAACCACCATCACTGGCAAATGAATTCGTGCTGGAGTATTTTCCTGTAGGATCTAGTAGGTCTAAGTTTTTAGAGACCCCAATAGAACTACGATTAATGGCTGCACTTTTAATAATTGAACTGTATAATGTATATGGGAAATTTGTATAATCTTCACCATTAACCATTCTGTTCTGAGTATAATATCGAGCAGGAGCACGTAGTTTAATGTTTGCTAATGTTTCTCTGGCTTGCGCTGTTGAACTTGGTGTTTGTAATGCTAATCCTATAGTGAGTGCTTCTGTTCGTCCTGCTCTGCTAATATACTGTATTGTTACCTGAATCCCTTGCATTTCAGTTTGGTCAATAGTATATGTCAGTGCATTACCTGCACGTACATATGCTCTAAATGCGCCAACTGGTGCTTCGGAAAATACTCCATCACCGAAAGTGTAACTAACTTGGTCGTTGAATCGTGATACAACTGAGAATACTTTCTTAAAACTAGTTTCAGTTTGTAGTGATGCATTTGCATATACACTGTCCACTAATCTCCAAAGTGTTCTGCCACCATTGCTAGCATTTAATTGATATAACCAAGTGTCTGTATTGTTGACACCTTGAATATCAATATCAACTACTTGATTACTAATTTGTTGTTCTAAATTAAAATCATAACTTTGTAATGTTCCTTGTTTAAAGTAAAAGAAGAAACCTGTATTTGGGCTACCGTAACCTAATCTATCGTTACGATACATCATATTCATTTTACCACTAGGTGCTGGTGGAATCTCATAAACATAATCTTCATCCAAGCTGGTTGCACTAACTAATTCAAAATTCATATTAATTGTATCTACTGTACTAGTAAACGGTACGATAGGTAAACTGGCAGGAGGAATATTGATACTGTATTCATCAGTCTTTACACCGAGCAAATCTTGGCTATTACCAGGACGACCAACACGTTGACTATTAATTAATGTGCTATTGATAATTGTATTAAACTGTTCTAAAAAATTAGCATTTGCGGGATCATTCCAAAGAATTGTTTGATTACTCAAATTGATACCATTAATGTCTGTGATATTTTCAGTCGTACTAATACTAGTAACTTTAAGATATCCTTGACCTGCTATGTTTCTTTTTGGATTGTAACTAACCAAGTTAGCTAATTTGATAACTGAATCTCTACGTTCAGCCGTATCGATAAAGTTTTCACGTGTGTTTAAGTCATTACGGAATGCAAGACCTTGACCCATAAAAGCAATAACGTCTAATAATGCAATAAATTCACTAGATTCAATATAATCATTGAACGTTTCAGGGTAATATACTCGCAAATAATCTATGAAACTTTTACGTAGGGTTTCATAATCGTAGCTTTTAAAATCGGCTTCACGAAAAGTTTGATAGATTTGTTGCCAATTCTGAACACCAAATATTGCTGATTGTCGGGATGATGTTGCCATAGTTATTCTCTTTTAAGTATTTATCTTAATGGAAAACCACGGTTTTGTTATTGTAATGTAGCTGTGTTGGTTAAACTATTAAAGAAAACATTCAATATTTCAGCGTTATTAAAAGGGGCGATAGCTAATTCTACTTCAAGTAATATTCCATTTTCTTGAGGGTAACTCTTTACGGTATTGATGATTAATCTAGGATCACCATTAGCAATCCTACGAATTTCATCTTCAAGTCTAAATTGAGTTTGTGCATCATTGGGTTCAAAAACAAAGCTCCAAATAGTAGAACCATACCCCGGATTACCAACTTTTTGTCCTTGTTGAATGTTCAATGCATTAACAAAATCTCTGACTACTAATGCTTCATCAACAATCCGATACTTTTTTCCTGGAATAGTAGGCTTTATTACCCCACCTGTACCCCCGTCAATACCTGGACTAGCGTTGGTTGTTTTTGGCTCATTAGCCCCAATTGTTGAGAATCCTATATATGTTGGCATATTTTATCCTATACAATATTTATGCAAGAAGTTCTTCGGATATCTTCAAAGCTTTGAGATATTCATCCTCATATTTCTTTTTAGATTCTGCAATTATTGGATCTCCTGGCGGCAAATTATTAACTGCATCTACCCATGCTGTCTTTGCTATGGTTGCAACTTGAAGTTGTGTATTGAATCTTGTCTGCTGGGCTTTTAGTTTGGTATTGAAAGTTTCAAGTGTCTCGGTTGCCGCTGTTTCCCCTGTTGTTGCAGGATTACCACCATAATTAGGTAATGAGATTTTGTTACTACCAAATACACTAGCTAACTGAGTTGATAAGGCAGATCGTGTGAGGTTAGTATTGACACCTACATCAGGTAATGTTATTGGAACTGCACCACCTGAACTCAATGACGCTATTGAAGAATTAAGTTTTGCTGCCAATGCAGGACTTAGTCCAACACTTGCTAATGCTTGCAATGATGCGCCGGGTAATTTTAGTTTATTGATTAAAGTGCTTGCGGCACCAGTTAAACTACCTGTGCTAATAGAAGAAGTAACCTGTGTTATAGCTCCGGTAATATTGCTTGCTCCGGGTATAGAATTTATTGCACCTTTAGCATTATCTATTATATTTGATACTGCACTTTGTGCTCCGGGTAATCCACTTAATCCAGTTGATGCACTTGCAGGCAGTGTGGCTTTAATTGCACTTACTGCATTTTCTGCACTTGTTACCAAATTAGTAGATGCCCCTAGCCCAGTAGTAACAGCACTTGTAACACTAGCTAATCCGTTAATAGCCGATGAGGCTGCACCTGAAGCAATACTTGCGGCATTTATTCCTGAGTTTGCAGCCGCAGATTTCAATACTCCCGCAACATCACTTGCTTCTGTACCAGACGCTTGTACATCTGCGGTAGCCTTATCAGCAATTTGTTTTAAGTTTTGCGGCACACCTGCTTTAAGCGCAGGAAATCCTTTTGTAATTGCATCAAATGCTGAACCAGCTACGCCTTTTGCGCTATCTAATAATCCACTTAGTCCACCACCTAGTTTTGTTAACCCACTTAGTGATGTTGCAATGGAACCTAAACCACCAGTTACTACTGAACTTAAGTTGGCTGCAAAATTACCAGAAGATATTGCACCGGTCACACTGCCCAACATAGTATTAATTGCCCCACCTGCTTTACCCACTATTCCAGAAACCCCACCAGCACCTAATGCACCTGATGCTGTTTTTAAATAATTAACAGTGCTAGCTAAACCAACACTAGCAGTAGCATTAACTAGTCCGGCAATTTGACCAGATGCTTCTTTGCCTGTTATAACACCTGCTTGTGTTAATTGTGTTTGTGCAATTTGGAAGTTAGCAATCTGTGCTCCGGCTTGCGCTTTAGAATTATTAACTAAGTTAGTTAATGTTTCTGCTCCGGGTTTACCAGTAAACAAGTTATTAGTCAAAGCTTGTTCAACTGTTTTTCCTGAACTGGTTAGTGAGTCGACTAATGCGGCTGCCCCTTGTTTAAGTATTCCTGCGTTTTGAAGTGCTTGAGGTGTTAGTGCTGTCTTACCAACTACTGCTACACCGTCTACTATCCCGGCGCCTAATTTAACTGCGGCAGCGGCTTTTCCGGTCTGTGCATCTGTTGCGGCTGCCGCAATCATACCGGTTGTAGTATTAGTATCTAGTGCTTTACTGATTGCC